ATGTTGTTGTTCCACCAAGTCATATGATGATGAGAACTATTGCACTAAGCGATCAAGTATCGTTTCCATGGTTTGCACCAGCAGGTACAAGACGTGGTGGCATTACTAATGCAAGTTCAACAGGATTTATTACATCAGAAGGTGAATTTAAATCAATTGCACTAAATGAAGGTCAAAGAGATACACTGTATGCAAATGCAGTTAACCCAATTACATTCATAACAGGTGCAGGCTTAGTTGCTTTTGGTCAGAAAACAAGACAACTTGCTGCAAGTTCATTGGATAGAATTAATGTTGCACGTTTGGTTATCTACCTACGCAGTCAGTTGAACCAACTTGCTAAACCATATTTGTTTGAACCAAATGACAAGATCACACGTGATGAAATCAAACAAGCAGCAGAGAGCTTGATGCTTGAGCTTGTCGGTCAAAGAGCACTATATGACTTCTTAGTTGTATGTGATGAGTCAAACAATACTCCAGCAAGAATTGATAGAAATGAACTATACTTAGACATTGCTATTGAACCTGTTAAGGCAGTTGAATTTATTTACATTCCACTGAGACTTAAAAATACTGGAGAAATAGCAGGACTGTAAGATTGATAAATACTTATAGATTAGGAGCAAATTAAATGGCAATATCAACACTATCAAAAATTACAGTGCCTTTGGCAAGCGGAGATTCTGCAAGTAACCAAGGCCTGTTGATGCCCAAACTACAATATCGTTTTAGGGTATCTTTGGAAAATTTCGGAACTTCAACTCCGACAACAGAATTAACCAAGCAAGTTGTTGATGTAACTCGTCCAAATGTATCATTTGAGCAAATGACATTAGACATTTACAATTCAAAGGTATATTTGGCAGGTAAACACACTTGGGAACCAATTACACTTAACTTGCGTGAAGATGTGAACAACAATGTGCAAAAACTTGTTGGTGAACAACTTCAGAAACAGTTTGACTTTTTTGAACAGTCAAGTGCAGCATCAGGACTTGATTACAAGTTTACAACACGTATTGAGATACTTGATGGCGGTAACGGTGCTAACACACCTAATGTACTTGAAACATTTGAGTTATACGGTTGTTATTGTGAAAGTGCAAACTACAATACTTTAGCATACGCAACTTCAGATGCTGTTACAGTTACACTTAACATACGTTATGACAATGCAGTACAAACACCACAAGGAACAGGTATTGGTACAGCAGTTGGACGTACAGTTAACACTCTTGTAACTGGCGGCGGCGCATAATACAACAAAGTTCCTAATCTTTCAAGGGGTACTTTTATAGTACCCCTTTTTCATTATATACGTACATAATTTCCGAAGATAAATATTAGTATGGGAAAGTTCACAGGTTTTTTAGATAATTTAGCAAGTGGCGCTCTAAGTCCAAAAGGTAATCTTGGCGACTTTAGGCATGCCAGTAAAACATTTGTCGAAGATGCATTTAGACTTGCACCAAAGGCAAAATTTCTTTATCATGTTTATTTTCAATTTAATTCAGTTGCATTTGATAATATAAAAGAACTTGGAGAAAAACATAAAACTGAAATTGGATTGTTAGTCAAAAACGCAGATTTGCCTAAGTTTTCAGCAACTGTTGACACAAAGAAAAAATATAACAGAGTAAAACATATACAAACCAGTGTCTCATATGATCCTGTTAACATAACTTTTCATGATGATAATTTTGGTGTAACAACAGCAATACTTGAAGCATACTATAGATATTATTTTGCAGATGGTAATTACGGAAATCTACCATATGCATACAACAAAAATTACATAAACAAAGATATTCAAGCACCACCGCACATTGGACCTCCTAAGAAGTTTACAAATATTCCTGGAGACAACACGTATCTGGGTACAGAATATAATGAATATAGATACGGTTTAGATAACAACGTAAGTGTACCATTTATTAATAATATCCAAATAAGTCAACTATCAAGAAAAACATATACTACATATACACTTGTTAATCCTATTATAACTAATTGGGGTCACGACGGTGTTGATTCAAGTGACGGATCATCACCAATGGAAAATCGTATCACTGTAAACTATGAAGCAGTATGGTATGACAGAGGTTCTATTGAAGCAGGTGCAAACGGAAATCCTACAGGATTTGGGGATCCATCACATTACGATACAACACCAAGTCCGGCAAGTTTATTAGGTGGTGGCCAATTAGGATTAGGCGGAATATTTGGTGCAGGAGTAGACTTGTATGATTATATTACCAAAGGTGGCGGCAAGTTTAGCAATCCTTTTGAAGCAGGCTTAGCAGCTGCTCAACTAATAGGTAATGTTAGAGGATTAAGTTCAGAAGGTCTACGCGAAGAAGGCTTTAGTTTACTCAAAGGAGCAATTGGAGCTGCAGCTGGTACCGATGTTAGTGGTGTAAGCAATGCTTTCTTTCCTAAAAATGGTGGCAGTGGAGGAGCAACTGATGTTTTGATAGGAGCAGCCGCAGTTGCAGGATTGAGTGCTTTAAGCAAAGTAAATAGTAATAGCAGTGCAGCAGCCATTGAAAGCGCAGCAAAGCAAGCATTTGGAAAAGATTGGCAAGCTCAAGGAAACGCAGGCGGAGTAAATGAAAGAAATGCAGCTTATGACTCATTGCCAGACAGTCAAAAGCAAAATTACAGGAATCAAGTAACAGGTACATAATATGAGCGACTTACCACAAACTACAAAAAAATCTGATCAAAAAGTTGTAGAATTCTTTGATACATATTTTGATAAAAAACTAAGTTTTCCAAGCAATCAAGTTGACGCTGTGATTGGATTTTTTACAAAGCGCGGATTTGATAAAGAAGCAGCTGTAAGTGTTGGTAGTGTGCTTCTACAACAAGCAAAAATAGATAGTGTAAATGTATTTCAATTATTAGATACACTAAAAGGTTTAGACAGTGTTCAATTAAGTAGCATTGTAACAGAAGTTTTAAATTACAATAGATCTAAAACAAGTACACTTGGTTTTAAAAGAACACAACAAGTAGAAAAATTAGAAAAACGCAACATAGTGGTGTAACGCTATGTCTCGTTTTGCTCAAGGTAAGTTTACTTGTAAAAATCCCCAAAAATATGTAGGAAGAAAAACTCCAACCTATAGAAGCAGTTGGGAATTCGCTTTTATGCGATTTTGTGACGAGCATCCTAATGTAGCACAGTGGGCAAGCGAAGCAGTGCGTATACCCTACCGAAATCCGCTGACAGGCAAACACACAATATATGTGCCTGATTTTTTTATTGCTTATGCAGATAAAAACGGCAAAAGTAGAGTTGAGGTAATAGAAGTGAAACCTGCCAATCAAACTCTAAGGGAAAAAGTCGGGCGTAGTAGACACAATCAAGCAAGTTATATACTTAATCAAGCCAAATGGGAAGCCGCCCGTGCTTGGTGTAAACAACAGGGCTTATTTTTCCGTGTGGTAAACGAGACAGATATTTTCCACCAAGGCACTCGATAAACTAAATATAATAGTATATAACGGTGTACCTATGACTAAAAAATTAGAAGAATTATTAAACATGCCAGACTCAAAAGAAATTATTAGTGAGTCACGCAACGAAGAAAAAGCACAACGAGCAGTTGTAGAGCAAGAAGAAACAGCTCGCAGCATCCAAGAGCTTGACAAAATTACTGCTGCATTACCACAAGTAAAAGGTTTAGGCGAAATGGCTGACAATGAGCTCAACGAAGTTTCGCAAAAATCTATGCAGGCATATGAAGATCTTATGGACTTAGGTATGAATGTAGAAAGCCGTTATTCAGGTAGAATTTTTGAAGTTGCAGGTAATATGCTAAAAACCAATTTAGACGCTAAAGTGGCTAAGTTAGATAAAAAACTCAAGATGGTAGAACTACAACTCAAAAAGGAAAAACAAGACAAAGACGGATCAGTAGACGGTGATATTGTTCAAGGCGAAGGATACGTAGTTACTGACCGTAATAGTTTGTTAGAGAAACTGAAGAATATGGATAAATAACATATAATAGGATCACGTGATATGAAACAATTTGTAGAATACTTAACAGAAGCAAAAAAGACCTATAAATTCAAGGTCAGAGTTGCTGGCGAACTTCCAGAAAACTATGCTGATCGTTTAGAATCAGCTCTTACAAAATACGAAATTGTAGGTATAAGTGCAGGTAAGAAAACACCAATTTCAGAAAAACCTTTAGACTTTCCACAATTACAAAATATGGAAGTTACGCACTATGATGTAGAAGTTTCATATCCAGTTACAGCATTTGTGTTAGAACAATATCTTGTTACTGAAACAGGAGTTGGACATAGTCATATTATTGTAAGAGGTGAAGGCGATCCTGTAGAAAGTTACCAACAAGATGCAAGCGAAGAAAAACCCTATGAATCTTTTTTGAACACAGAAGATTTAGGAGGCGAATCGGCTCAGTCGGAAGTTGGTGAGAATAGAGTGATGGATTTATTGAAAGAGCTGGAAACAGCTCGCAAAGAAAGAGACATTGACCCTGTAGAAGGAATTAAACCAGGAGAGTCAAAAGACATTAGTAACGAACAACAAACAAAAAGCCCGATAGGAAGTTAACCATGGATATCAGAGATCTTATACAAAAAGCAGACGCTTACGGAAAAGAAAGTCAAGCACAACAACAGCAAATTGAAGAAGGTTTGTGGGATGACTTAGTTGGCAAGATAGCAGATGTTGCTAAAAATTTAGGTATACCACCCGAAACAGCAGACAGAGTTGCAAATGCTATTTCTACACAACCAGAAGCGGAAGAAGAAGTAAATGCAGTTGATCAAGCGGCAGGAGCAAATGCACAAGGCGGCGGTGAAGGCGGAGCACCACAAAGTGGTACAGGAGTGTCTCCAGATGCTGCAGGCGAAACACAAGATCTTATGACACGTTACAATGCAGGCGGCAAGCAAGCAATGCCTGAAATTGAAAAACTACAACAAGATCTAAAAGATCTTGGGTTTGATCCTAACGGCGTTGACGGCAAATATGGCAACGGTACATTCAAAGCAGTACAAGAATTTCAAAAAGCTAATGGTTTACAAGCAGACGGACAAGCTGGTAAAGACACACTTGCTAAAATAGAACAAGTTAAATCGGGCAGCGTCGACAACACATCAGGAAGTCCAACTCCTACTGATGTACAAGATCGTACAAGAGGCAGCGATACTGCTGCACCAGATGCAGAAACACAAGCAATCATTGATGAACTAAACGCACTGTTACAACAAATGGGTGAACCAGCAGCACCAGACCCCGGTGGTGATCCTTTAGTAACCAGCGTAGACTTTAGTGGATATACCAGTATTCAAGAAGCAATGCGCAGAACAATGAATCTTTACAGTCTATACGAAGCTACACAAGAACAAATAGCCAAAGTAGATGAATTATTAGGTAAATTACAAGACACACAGTGGGCAAAAGATAACGCAGATGCAATGCAACAATATGTTGATAGAACTACTCGTGCAAAATCAGCGACATCTACACCAAACGCTTCAACAGCGGCAGCAGCAGGCAGAGCAGATGCAGCTGATGCAGGCGGAGCAACTGATGCTGAAAGAGCAGCAGGTGCAGGTGCCGCTAAAGCGGGCGTAGACGGAGCAGCAAATGCTACAGCATCCGCTGCACAAGGCGGAGATGCCGCAACAAGTACTCCAAATGCTTCAACAGCAGCCGCTGCAGGTAGAGCAGACGCGGCAGACGCAGGCGGCGCTACTGATGCTGAAAAAGCTGCGGGTGCAGGACAAGCACAGCCAGCAGCACCTAAAGTAGGTAAAGAAGTTTATGTACAAATGGGATCAAATGGTCCAAGCACAGCAAACTTCAATGTAGCTCAAATGAAGAAAAAATATCCAAAACCATATGTAGATATTCCTGCTAAAGACGGAACAGTCACAAGAGGTTACGGAGCACCTGAAACACTTCAAGCATATGTTAAAAAGAATCCACAAGCAAAAATTGTAGGAGCAGGTGATGCAGGAGGACAACCTGTTGTAACAAGTAGACAATTTGATCAAGAACCAATTCAAGAAGGTGCAAGTATGAATGTAACAGCAGATAATGCTGCTGAACTTGCAGAACTATTAGGAATATTAAAAAATGCAGGCATGCCAGATGCTGCACCTGTGGCAGACATGCACGTACCTGAACCACAAGGACCAATGCCTTGTGCAACATGCGGTGGAGATCATGAACCAGGACCATGCGGTGGCGAAGAATGGGACAATTCACCAGACGAAGGTTACGGTGATATGATGGACATCATTAAATTATCCGGCGGTCCAAACTCAAATAAAAATCCAGGTGATATTAGAATTAAAGATCCATCACCATACGAAGACGTAGAAGAAGATGGTTGGGACAACTCACCAGACGAAGAATACAAAGATGACGACTACATGTATCAATCAGGTGGTATTCATAAAAAGAAAAAATCACATCCACCAGTAGCAGGCGGCGACAATCCGATGGCTTTAGAAAATAGTATAAAAGCACAACTTTACAAAGCACTAGAAGAAAAACTTAGTGAGGTAAAATAATGAACGATTTTAGAA